CAGAGTAGAGAATGTGTTGTTCTGCTCTGATGCTCCTATGTCAAAGTCTAGCACACCAATTAAGTTGTCTAGTTTTTTATTAATTATTGCTTGTTCCATTAATTCATCATCGAAAGACAAATCTTTGAACCATTGTGGAATACGCAATTCGTCAACCGGATAAGCAATTGATGTGTATCCCAGTGGATTGTTTTTAAGTTTGCAAACTATAACTTTGGCACCGTCCACTATGTCGATTGAATGTTGATCTTTGTACATCTTTTTAACGTTGTTCCAGTTCATTGCCGCTCTTACATGTCCTGGCATGTTTGCTTTACCAAGGCGTTGTTCTTTACGCACATATTCTGTCAAGTTGTTGACTCTTTTTGGTGTGCCTTTTTCCCATCCTGGTCGATCTCTGAACTGCAATCTAAAGTCTTGGATGAATTTTATTATCTCAGGCTCTTGTTTGTCGGTCAACACCATAAGCAACACGTCACTTAGGAAGTCTTGCACAAATGCAGGTGTGTCTGATCTTTTCAAATCAAGGCCCATTGCTTTTACTTTGCCTGGCTTGCCATCTACATCATGTCTCACACCTTCTAAGTCATATATCAATGCGGCATATCTTTTCTTTGTGATGTATAAACCCTTGGATGCAACAATCTCTCTACCGCCTTTTATGATCCTGCCTTTGTTATCTGGTGCATGGAATGCCTCGTACATGAATCTTGGAAAGGATTTGTTCACTTCATCTGCAATTTTGTCATACAGTTCAATACAAGATTCTTTGGTCCATGTCATCTTGCCTTCTTCTACTTCTTTTTTCACTAGCGGGTATGCTGTAAAGTAAACTGAATCTGTGTCACCATACACAATGCCAGGGCCTTTGTGATCATACTCTCCTGCAATAATTTCATTTGTCTTTGCCGCCATGTGCTTTGTAATAGATCTACCTGTGAGTGTGATAGATTGTCCTATACGCATGTCAAAGAATCTACATCCCGGATTTAGTATTGCACCATACAGTGAATTCAAATTAATCTTTTTGACTAGTTGCCTTTTGGCCCAAAATGCTTCTTCTGTTTTATTCTTGGCTTCTATTGCCTGACGCATTTTAACTTGCATCTCTTTACGTTCAGCGAACCATTTTTCCAGTAGTCCAGGAATTATTGCTTCAAACTCAAATGTGAATATTGTACCGTTTGCAGTCAGCCCCCAATTGGATCCATTTTCAAATATCATTCCATATAGTTCTGCCGCTGTGTGTGTAGTCTCTGTACCGTTGGTCCATTCTACTATGCAATTGAATGCTCTGTTCTTACGCATGATCTCTGTGTATTCAACTGTGCTGAATTGACCTTCCCATGCTCCTGCAGGTGATTTCTTTTCAAATTGGATGCGATCTTCTATTAATTTTGTTGTTGCGTCCTGCTTGACTTGACCAACAATGGTTTCCGGACCCATATTCATTGCCCTAATGATAGATGGATACAGTGAGTTGATGTCAATAGCACCAATGTAATCATGTAAACCCTTCTTTGGAGTGGCCACGTATGCTCCGACTGCCGCTCCTGTTGAGTGTGGTTCTCTGTATGGACGGTTTGGAACTACCATGCCACGTTTGTGTGTTTCATTGATGATTGCTTGTTCAGTAACTGCCACAGCACCCATTGTGGTCTGTAATAGAACTGTGTTGGAATGTGCTAATACATTCGCTAGATCTAAAAACTTCAGTTTCTCATCTAGTCTTGCAATCAGCATGACGTCTTGCCTGTTGTATTCTATGAATGTTTTGAAGTCTGTGTTGTATAATGCGTCAAGTGTGCCTTCATATGGAGTTTTCATCTCTCCCAGTTCCATATTTGAAATCGCATCTAGTGAATATGAGTGTCTTTCTTCGTATGTGTACTTCCTGTAGAGTTGCATGTAGTCTAAATGCACACGACCAATCAAATCATATGTGACTTGTTCGTTGCCGAAACGTTCAAACTTTCTTTTGCGTGGAGGTAAGTTCCATAAACACAGTTGACGTGCATCATCCTTTGGATAACACTTTTAGTATTCTACCAACAGTGTATGGTATGTCATAACCCTCACTGTTCCAGCCAGTCAGTACGTCAGCGTCTTCGATAACACCTAAGAATGTTTGTAGCAGTTGTGCTTCATTTTCCACAATGTAGGTGTTGTCGAACTCTTTGCAAGTGTCGACTGCCTCTTCCATGGTCAATGTCTTTGGTGGCACAGCGATAGTAATGAGTTGTTGGTTCCATTGTAGGTACACAGTAATACTTGTGATTGGCATGAACGGATCTCCTGGTTTAGAAAATCCTCTTGCAGGATCAAAGTCTACTTCTATGTCGAAGAATGCTGTGTTCATTGTTGGTGCTTCACGATCCAGATAGTTTTCTTCCAAACATCTGAATATAGGATTTATATCTGCTTCATATATCTGTTTGCCTTTGTGCATGGACAACTCTTTTTGAAAGTCTTTGTGTTGTTTTGTGCTGACCCTACTTACTGGCGTGTCGTATATTGATCTGTGCTTGCCTTTTTGGTCATCATAGTAAAACACATACCTAGCCGGATAGTCTGTGTACTGGCGTTTGCCATTTACACGTTCGACCACCCAGATCTGATCTCGTTCACGATCAAAGTATGCGTCTATGTAACTCACTATTGTGTTTTGCCAACTGTTGCTAAGATAGTTTCTAGTTCTTCAAGTTTTGCTTGTTCTTCATGCAATCCTGCCTTGAATGCCACACCAATTGCTTTGTTCAACATTGCTGGTTTGATGTCTAGTTCTTCGGATAATGCTTTTACTGTGTCTTTCAACCCAGCATTAAGATCTGTTATTTCTTGTTTTACTTGAATACCTTCATCTATCAGTTTGGTTAGTTTTACTTTTTCTTCTTGATTGAATACTCTTGATGACATGTCTTCTCCTTGTGTTAACAATACAAGTATACAGTCGAAACTATTTCTTGTCTACTTCGTTTTTTGTAATTGGATTTGCCAACTTTTTGGTATCTGCTATCTTTTTGGTAACATATTTTAGTCCACGTGACCCTGCTGACTTTGGATCTTTCTGTTGCTTTTCAGAATCCGTGTGTTCTATGATATCATGTATCTTCATGCTTTGCCTTGTCCGCGGCTTTTAGTGTGTTGTTTTCTTTTTGCTTTGTTCTTTGGACGACTGTATGTGCTTTGTCCAATTGATGTGCGTTTTTTGGTAGGAGTTCTATACGAGTGCAGAACTATCGCTCTAGCCTTGGCCATCTATGATGCTTTCAAGTTTTGCCAAAGCACCAAACTTTTGTGGATCTTTAGCAACCAAGTATCCTAAGAACTGTGAAGGTTGTACACCAAACTCTTTTGCTTTTTCTCTTACTTGTTTGCCTACGTTTAATAGTTTAATCTTTTGATCCATGGTCATTTTTTTCTTTGGATCAACTTTTTGTTTGTCTTTGACTGCTTTCTTCATTGGCTCTTTTTTATCGCCATCCTTGTCAATATCAATATAATCTGGTTTTGCTTTTTCTTCCATGCCAAACACTTTGCGGACGTTTTCTGTTGCTTGTGTAAGTTTAGCGTCGCCTTGTTTGCCTACTAGATCAAGATATGTTTCAAGTGTCTTGATTGTTTTGTCCACTAATGCTTCGTGTTGTGGATCTTTTTCTATTGTGATTTCTTTGCCATCGGGTCCTTTAACCTTCTCGCCCTTTTTCTTGCCGTCCATTTTTGCTTTTCTAACTGTGTGTGCATAGGCGTTGCCTTCTTCTTGTTGATCAGCATCATCATAATAACCTTTTGCTTTGTCAACTTCTGCACCAAAGTCTAATCCTGTGATTTCTGCGAAGTGCATAGCATCTGCAAGTAGGTCAGCCAGTGTGTCCATGCCATTTGCTCTCATCATTTTGTCAACTCTAATTGCTCTGGCCTTGTCTGCACCTTCTTCTACTTCGCCTTCTGACATAGATGCTTTCATTTCTTCTTTTGTCTTGCTGTATTTCTTTTGGAATTCAGCATCACTTAATTGTTTCATGTCTAATGCTATGTCGGACATTTTGCCTTCCATGTTAGACATTGCTTTTGCTTCATCTTCATCGTCTGGACGAGCAGAAGTAATTCTGTTGTCATAGTCCATAGATATTTCATATGGCACAAACACTGTTTTTCCGACTCTGCTGTTCTTAGTGAACAAAGTGTCTTTCTCAACTTTAACATGGTAACCCATTGAACCTGGTTGTGATTTAGATTCAGCATCAACGGCTATAATTTCACCTTCGATGTATTTGTCTTCTCTGCCTGGCACACCTGGTTGATGGTCAAATGCTTTTACTTTCATGCCAACTTCAAACTCTCCTTGATACTTTAAGTTCTCAAGCACAAAGTTTGGAGTTCTCATTGCTTCTTCTAGTTTGCCCCTGAGTGTCTTTGGTGTATCTATCAACGCTTTGCCAATGTGCGAAACTGACTCTCGGCCCGGGGGGTTTATTTTTTTGCCTTGTTTTCTTTTTTGCATATTGGTAGCAATAGCAAACATGGCCGCTTTAGGATCGTCAAACTTTCCTTTGGCCCATTTACTGATTGATTT